AACTCTTCCATAAGAGCTTGAGCGTATTCCACAGGCTTTTTAAGCTCTCTAGCAATCGACTTGGCCTTACGTCCGTATGAGTATCCATAGAAGATGGATTTAATAGATACACGATTCTCTTTATCCCACGATCCTGGTCCCCAAATTCGATCACAGAAGTTGTTGAAAATATCGATATCTGGGTCTGAGAAGGAGGCTTGGAGAAATCCATCGCGAGATAGATCACAGATTGTGCGTCCCTCAACTTGAGAGTAGTCACACTGCACCAATACCTTTCCAAACTCGGCAGTGAACTGGTTACGAATCTCTTTGTCGCGCTTGATGTTCTGCATGTTTGGCTTCTTACTGGCAAGCCTGCCGCTTGTAGTGCTGTGCAGAGAGAACGTCGTGAACATCTGTCCGTCTTTAACCTTGTTACGAAGTCCTTTTATGTACGTGCCGAACGTCTTGGCCAATCCACGATTCTCAAGGATCAGATCAATGAATTGCTCAACTCGTGGATCGCAATCCAGCACCACCTTTTCTAGAAACTCTCTGTTGGTGGTAGGGATGTCCATGCCTTGCAAAAAGAACCACTGCTTTATTTGCATTGGCGATCGCGGATTCAGTTCGTAACCTAGAAAGTCTGCGATCCTGGTTTCAGAATTTGCCAACTTCTCTTTGTATCTTAAAGCAAGTTCCTCGTTGTACCCGACGTCGAACTGCAATGGAGACAGTTCAATATGCATAAGTTCATTGACAGCACTGATTAAGAATTCGTGTAGCTCATGCTGCTTAGGTGTCATTAACAACGATTCGTATTCTATCTGATCCCAGGTTAATCCGACATCGTAAGCATTGTATTTGTAAAGTAATTCCTTAGGAATGTTAGCGAAACTTCCCTCTTTACCTTTGACGTATTGTGCAATCTCTTCGTCATAGCGTGGAGCATTTTGGTCTTCGACTCCACGCAGTTTCAAGCCGTGCTGACGTGGTCGCTCATCCAGAACATAGGACATGAGCATGCCGTCGCGACTGGCTTTGTTGATTCCAAACTTAGGAGACAGACCTAATAGGTCAAATTTTAGATTCCATCCATCAATCTTTACTTCGCTAAGGAGTCGTCCAAAAGCATCGAGACACCTCTGGTCCAGAAAAATTTCAGGACCAAACACAACTGCTTGCCCTTTGGCATACGCAATCCCAACGCAAAGAAGGTCATAATCTTCGGGATGTGCGTCATCGATATCTTTATCCGACGCCGCTTCAATATCAATGACAACTCTTTTGACTCGTAAGAGTCTACGCAGAGCAACCAGCGCCACATCCGGATTTTCAAATACCTTGTAGTGTGGAGGTTTCCAAGGTTCGACATATAAACCTTTGAGCTTCTGTGTGTCTCGTACAAACGACGGAAAGGAATCAGGGGTTCTAAGACAGTAGGCTGGGTGCCATGTGGAAACGACCGGACCATAAGCTGAGGGTCTGGGAAGTCCGATTCGAAGTTTTGATATGGGTCTTGATTCTCCCAAGAGTGCTTGGGCACTGGTACCTCCCACGGCCAGAATTATGGGTGCATTCGCTCGCTTAAGGTCGTAATCCAGCCGGTCTGAACAGCACGCTACGGCCTGTTTTGGTGGTTTTTGTGTAGGTCCCTCGGGACGGCAACTCACCGTGTTAATTAGGGCCAATTCCTTACGTTTGTAACCCTGATGTTCCATTACACGATCTAGCAACTCACCTGAGGGTCCAGTAAACGGGATACCAGTTCTTGCTTCGTAAGATCCTGGGGCCTCTCCAACAACAGCAACACGTACATGCTCTTTAGGTACGAGGGCGGGTACAAATTTTCCGTCTTCTCTCCAAGGACAAGACTCGCATCTAGCGAGTGGGTGCTTTCTTCCATTAGCTACTTCCACCTTTTTCATCCTTTGGAGTAAATGGAACGAACCCGTCTTGTGGCATGTTCATCATGATGAATAGATTCTCAGCAAGACCTATAATATCGGCTAAGATAATTAAAGGAGCATTTGGATCTCCCAAATTGATTAACTGATTGAGAGCTTGCAATCTTTCACCTCTAAGTGTGTATAGGTTCTGTATGATTGCTTGGACGATTGCCGGCGGCTCACTTGGCTCTGTCATACTTCGCTCCATTCAAATCTATATTGGTGACGTCCCTTATACCGCTTTCGAAAAGTTTCACTCCTGCCCCAAGCGGCTTCTACCTGAGCTGTGCCAATTCGGTGTATACCAATCCAACCACGCCTGATGACGTTCCGAGTAATGCCTTTCGTAATAAACGTCATCAATTCCATTAAGACTCGTAATGCCAAGCTTATATCCAGGACAGTAGTACGTGAGATCGTAACCAAGGAATCCAAACTCGTCAAATAGGATAGGATCAAGTTGAATCTTAAGCTGTTGCAGATCATCCTGAGTCAACTCCAATTTGTCTATTACAGTTTTCTCTACAACTACATTTTTATCTATTGTGTATTTTAAGTTTCCATACACATCGTTGCTAATATTGCACTTGTAAGCTTTAATGCTTACGCCTTTGCCTAGATGATAAGCTATGTTTAACTCTATGAAGGCCATCACTCAACCTCATTTATCATTTTGACTATAATGTGAGCAGCTCGGACTAGTGCCTTTGCTTGATCATGCCACATCCAGCAACACGGAAGCCCTGGACAAGCGCATGCCATCGGGCCGTTTTCTTTATAAAAGGCTATCGTCTCCATTGCTTCGCCTAATGTCATGTGTGATACAGTTTTCCAAGCTCGTGCGTGCCTTACTTCCCAAGATACAAAATGGTCTTCTTTTACAATTGGTCTCCTCGACTTGGCTCTATCGGACATTCGTTGTTCCCAACTGTCCTCGACCATTATTCACCTTCTAATATTTCGCCCTCGACAATGTTTTCCATTTGATTTGGATCAGAAAGCACAGTACCATATACTCTTTCCCAGGGCTTCTGATTATTTACCTGAACATTAATCTGCGGAGGAGTAATGGCACCCCGAAGTTGTGCTTTAAGTTTTAACGCTTCCAGAACGAATTTGGCTGTCTTTAGATCACCCTCATGCGCAGCTTCCTGATACACCGTAATCAAGTCGTCAATCTGAGTTTCTACAGTGTCTCGGATCTCTTCGACGTTGATTGGTCTTAAATCTTTGTAAACTTCATTGAGCATATCTATGACTTCGAATCTGTCTTCGAAACCAAGATCGTCCGCTATTTGGTCAAACCCAATGCCGCGTCTGCGCATAGCGAGTACGGCTTTCTTCCTTTGAGTAAGGCTCGCTTCCTTTGGAGGCTCACCATCTCTAGAAAGTCTGACCAGATCGCTACGTGCCATTGCCGTCCTACTCTTCCACAACAAAGTTGAGATTCATATCCATCCGAAGCTTACTGAACCTCTCCATTACTTCCAGAGGATCGCCCTCTACGTACTCACTGTTAATATTCAGTCCATATTCGTCAAGTACTTCTTTTAAATCATCCATTGTGGAGAAGGCCGTCGCAAGGATAACTGTATCTCGTTTAGGTTCGTATCCTTCTTCGGGTTTCCAATCGCGCGTGAAGTCTCTGCGCTTTATATCTCTTGTGTCTAGGGTGTGGATCTTTGCTATAGCTTCAGCCCTAGCTATTTCTCTTGATCCCCAGTCTATTCCCTCTGCCGGATCTGAGCAAAGAACCCACAGCCCATGTTTCAACTTTACATTCAGTGTCGATATCTTGTGGTTGCGCATGTATTTTGTTACTTTATCTCGTTTTGTATCAGGAACGAATAATTCGTGTATGGTTGATACATCGTATGTGGCGTCGGCTACAGTCTGCGACATTTCAGCTAGCTTAAATTGAGAGCAATTGCTACAGCGCCAGGTTTTACATGTTAAACGCATTGCTGCGTGGCGTCCGGATTTCCATATAGAATAGACAAGATTCGGACAACCATAGCTTGGACCATCAGAGATGGATCTGGTTACTTTAGGTAAGTCCTTTAGAGAAGGACGTTTTGGCAATTCCTCTTGAATTGGTAATATCTGGCCTGGCTGCCAGTTGCTCTTGAGCATGACTAACCAACGAGCAGTAGATTTTGCTTTGCTCTGGTTATGGCCGTGTAAAGCCACCTACTGTATGAAACTGCACCTAGCCATTTGATGAATCCTTTTGACGGTTCGAAGACCACTACGGATTCAAACTCAGACCCTTGCGCAGTATGACAAGTCAATGCGTATCCGTAATCCCATTTATCTAAGTGATGGATGCCCCAGATCGGTTTGTTGTTATAAAATTGTTTAGAGGATACGATCCCTTCATAGGTCCTGTCATCATCCAGCAATGCGGTAACCATGTAGGATTCGTGATCTTTCTGATCTATTTCTAGGATTGTACCAAGAGTTCCCTTAGATATTCCAGATCTCCTTATAAACTCTCTTGCAACAATCCGTTCTCCAACGATTGGGACGACTGACTTAATGCCAAGGTTGCCCCGCCATATACGGTTAAGTTCGTTAACTCCCATGCGGCCCTTGTGGTGTGGGTTGGACTTATCCACGTGGGCAAAGTATGTGATGCCGATAAGTTCCCTATTGGAAAAATCAAAGTCAAGTTCATCGGCCAGCCTCAGCTTTCTTACTCCATTGCCAAAGTCACCGAACTCAATTGGGAATCCTTTACGTGCCTGATAAGCCAGCTTGAGGATTGGTGAATCTGCCGCTTGTCTCTGAATTTCCTCAAGAATGAAATCTGGTCGGCCCATCAGATTGAACTTGCCGAAAGCTTTTTCCAGATTGATATTTTCTTCGATCGCTTCCAGTTGCCCATGATCTCCAATGAATAGAAACTTCACCTGTGGACTACACGCAACGAGCAGATCGTCATATACCTCACGCCCAATCATCGAGCTTTCGTCACAAACGACTAGCTTGATTCTAGCATCACTTTCCATCTTGGCATTGAAGTCCAAAGTACAACCACACTGATTATATCCAGATACTCCATGACAAATATTCTTTGTAGTTTCGGTCAGTGGACACTCGTCGCAGTGTCGTTCTTGTTTGTGATAGTATACTTTATGTACCGTCCGTGCGTTGGCAATCATGCCCGCAGTATTTAGTCGTCTCTGAACTACCAAAGCCGCTTTATTCGTTGGAGCAACATACTGAACGTAGTTGACGTCAAGTTCGAGACGCTCATGAATCCATGGAATAAGTGAACTTTTACCAGTACCAGCCAGTCCACCCAGCTTGAAAACTCTTTGAGAATTTGGTGATCGGAACCAATCTTGGACCCTTTGTAGTGCCTTCTCTTGGTCTTGTGTAGGGTACACACAGCACCTAACCTTTTCTTTTAGGGGGATACTTCCTACGGAACGCTTGGCTAGGAGTCATCCCCACCGACAAATATAAGGCTATTTCGTATTCTATTTCGTTTTTGGAAGTAGATGTCATATTAATTTTTAAGCCGCAGCTGTCAACTTCGCTAATCGTGTCTACATCTACATTGGCAAGGACAAACGCTAACAAGTTATTCCACTCATTACCTAAGTCCCTACTCCGTGGAGCATTGACAAAGATGTCTGAGATTATTTCCATTGCGTCGACGATTCCGGCGTGTCCATCACAAGCTGCAAGTACAAGCAATCCTATGATAGAAAGTCCAGTATCATGCAAACCTGTATCGTAGCAATCTACTAGCCTTTTTGCACACATCTCTGTGAGTATTTTCATATATGTGCATGGTTCTCCAGTATTGAATATATCTAGATCGTCATTTGAAATTCCAGAAGTTTCATAATACATTGGATCAACCGTCTTCTTTAGTACGGATGCCCACTCTTCCGGTATATCAGTCAGATCATTCACAGTGGGAATTTGATAATCAGGAACCAAGGGTCCGTTTAATCCCATGTACCACTGATATCTGGAGTTCGATTCCTTGTTCCGTGATGGTAGGGCCATCACATACCGATGCGTGTGCTGCACTATGGTAATTCCAGAGATGTTACTTTGCCAGCGTTCCGAAGCCAGCTCATCCGGAATCCTATATAGAAGCTTACCACCCTGTCCGCCACGTGAGTCTGAATTCCACGTTGTAGGCAGCTTACCAAGTTCAGCTTCCAACTTTGCTAGTCTGTCCAGATCACCTTTGTAAGTATCTACGTCTAATGCCAGTACATTTTTTGGAAGTCTAAGGGCTACGTTGAATGGTCCATGTGTTTTGCTCCATTTTTCAATCTGTTGCCTTGATGCCATCGGATGTCTTCCACTTGCACCTTTTACTACTAGCAATTTTCCTAGTGCGGGTAGTGGAGAGAATCCAGCATCAAAGTATGGTATAGCTGATATTCCATACGGGTTCATGATTTTCCATAAGGTAGGCCCGACAGCCCCAAATAGGAACTGCCGGGCTAGAAGCTACTAGATGTAGTTATGGGAGAGGAAGTCCGGCGACGGCCGCGCGTGTGTCCTGAGAAGCAGGCTTCTTGTACTTGATCTGGAATTCATCGTATTCACGAATCTCACCAGTTTTCTTACGCTTTGAACCAGCAGGTAATTTCGTGCCCTGAATGTTGACAACCTGTCCAAGCCAAGGATCTGGGTCCGGGTTACCATTTTCCACAGAAGGAATGTTTATATCTTTGCCATCAATGAACTCTGGGTGCAAGGCCTCACACAGTTGCTTGAGAGAGTAAAGCGCGCCTTCAAAAAGCATTACCGTAGTGGGAATGGTCTGTCCAGCAAGCGGTCCGTCTTCGATCACCAAGGCCAATTTCCAGAACGGCTTTCCGAAATTGTCGCCTTGCTTAGTCACTTCGTTAATAGTAATGTCAGTGATACGAACATTGTATTTTCCCGTTGGAGGATATTCAAAATCCTTGGAGTCTGCTTCTTGATCAGACATGTTCAGTTTGAATGTCACTTTGTCTTCTCCCAATCCTTTGGCTTAATCTCTTCTGTCTTTTTAACTTCCGTTGCTGGCGTCGTTGCACGTTCTAGATTCGCTTCCACTTTGCCGTCACCGTTGATGTAATCAAATATTATTTTCATCGTTGGGTTGGCAATTTGTAGTGGTAACTGTCCAGATCTGTCCTTGGCAACTGTTCCTGGTATGTTTCCTGTCAGTAAGATTCTCGTGTTCACCTTCTCAATATCTTGAACGTAAAGATAAGCTACAATGTCTAGAAAACCTGATACTTCATCAGCAACTTTACCAGACAAAGATGGTTTCTTCCTTGACAGTTGCGTTCGCTTGTCGATGTCTACACGTTCCAGTGCAGTAAGTATTACATTTACGCCTTCTAAGTCACGGAACAATCGTACGTATTTACGTACCTGCTCAACGTTGATATTCCATTCTTTGATTTCTGGCACTGCCTGGTCATCGTCACCGTGACGTTGAAGCATAGTATGGTCCATGCCCATTTTCTGCATCTCTGTCAGGCTATCGAGTATCACAGTTTTGTATCCGTGTTTTCCCTGTTTCAGATTCTCATAAACTTTCTTTAGCTGATCCCACGATGTGATTCGTACCGCTTCAATGTCCGGATAAAGCGACCTCAGAGTGAGATCTCCGCCTTCAATATTCAAAAGTAGAATTGGACAAAGCTCTGGTACGTCAAACGCAGTTCCTGCTAGTCGAGTTTTGCCTACACCTGAGAGTCCGTAAACTAGGAAATTGAATTTTAATGTGGATTCAGATACTTTTCTGACCGGTAGCGCGCCAATTGAAGTTATCGCCACAGCTTGTATACCCTTTGTCCTAGGTTAACAGCAGTGTATACGACTATAACACCACGCCCGACCGATGTCTACTGGCCAGAGATATTGATGGGAATAGATGGACCTTGGGCAAGCGCAGAATAGTTGCGCAGTTGTTTGAAAGCCAATAGGCCCTGTAGAACTGCATTGATGCGCTCGACCTCGCCTCTGTAGAACGAATAGGAACTAAAATATCCTATCAGTTCGTTATCTTTCTCCTTGCGTGCCCTAATGCGCTCAGCTATATCGCTACGGGTTAGTTTAAGATCAACAGCATTTATTGTTTCGGTTCTTTCTATATCTGCTGATAGACTTCTGTATTTATAGGATGCCTCTTCAGCTCTCCTGTTTGAACTCATTAGATCTTCATATAGCGAATCGATAATTTGCTTATTTGTTTTAGTCATAATCAGCCCTTAATATACATAGTATCTAATAGAACTTGGTAATCTTCTCCCCTCAACCTTCCCTCGCACGGTTGCCTGAACAGACATGAGTTGCAGCTAAACCGAGAGGGTTGAGCATACACACTGGGATTGTCTAGCATGTCGTGCGCCTCTTTAATGAGATCTTCCCAGAAATTGTCCATTTGTGTATCGGTCTTGAAAATAGTATGCCGTTGGTAAAACTTCGGTGCCATCGGCCCTGAGAGATGTTCAAGATATTTGTCGTAAAGCCCATTGTTGTAAGCATACAAGTCCTCATTCATTACTGTGTTCAAGTAAGTAGTGTATTCCACAGGAGCGACCTTGTTGGTGCTGAAGTTGCACCCCTTATAGGGCCTCTTAAGCCTCTCTGGTGGCTCTGGGACAGCCTTACGCTGCTCGTGATAGATAAAGCCGTCTACCTGCCTGCCAAGCTTGTAAAGAGCAACTGGATATCCACCCACCTGGTCATCCAATTGCAAAAATGCAGCTTCATCTTCGCCATCCAAAATGCGGATCGTAGTCTTCCAGTCAAAAACCAAAATACGATCTTCTTCATCTTTGAAAATGGCGTCGATGCGGCCACCGAAAGTAACAGGCAGACCTTTCCAAATACTAGCTCTGTAATATGTATCATTAAGAGATATCTCACGATCCATCACACTAAGACCGTCCTGCCAGCCGTCCCTAGTTTTGATGCCGATCTCAGATTGTCTCCAAGGCTTCCAACAAGCATCACACTTGCATTCGAACCCCATATAAACTTCGAATGGAATCTCTACTGCGAGTGGAGTCAAACCCTTATCCAATTCGGGACTCACACGCAAGCAGTAATATTCCAACATCTTGACACCAAGATTTCGACGTTCTACATAGTCTAGCAAAGTCTCGTCATCTGGTGTGCCGTTGAGTCTTTCGTATTTGGCCAATTGCTCGGCCACAGTCTTTATGAAAACTTCAATGGTAACCAGGTATTGTTCGTGTCGATCCTTAAACCACATGTCCGGGTCGTACCAAGTCTCCATGGCGATATGCCAAGCGATACCAAATTCCAAAGGCTTAGGCGTTACTAATGGTTGGTAGTGATGGCGATAGGTTTTGTCCCAGCGCCAGCGACAACCACGAAACGCCTTGCGTTCAGACGTATGCACTGAATGGAACAATCCAGCTTTGATAAGCTCTTGTACATCCATCAAATCCACCTGTTAGCTAAACGCTTGGCAAAAAACTTGAACCATCGGTGCCCAACAAACACTCGCCCATACGTTGAGTGCACACGATAGACATCGTAGCCATTTCCAATGTCGTAAACTAGAATCTTCCAGCCTGGACGTGTATCTGCCAAAATGTCATACACTATTTCGGCTGGTTTGCCAGTTTTTTCATTCGTTGGTCCTAATTCAATCATTATATCTCCACAATATTGCTGTCATAAATTGCTGTTTGGCATCTGTGAACTCTAATTTCAGCTAAAGCTTTAGCTCCTTCCGGTAATGTTGGATCTGGCCACAGCCAGGCAGAATCATCAGTATTCACTGGTGGACCAGTAATAGTTCCAAGTCTAACATTTCCACCTTCGACACGTGCAACAACAATATCTATTCTGTCGGCAGCTACTTCAGAAGGTGCTACAGTAACTAATTTTTCACCCCAGAAGATGGTGTCGACTAACACTGCCATCGATTCAGGTTTGGTTGGCTTTACTATTCTCATTCGTCAGGCCTTCCATAGTTTCCCTCGTAGCTTGGATAAAGGTGGATATAATCATTCCAGTTGTAGAATTTCTCCGAAACCTTCTCGTGCCAGACTATCCACTCGCCAGTTTTCAATTGATAAAGGCTGGCTAGTCTATGAGCAGTGACGTAATGTCGATCCCCATCGTTTTTTGATGTCACCGTTCCTGGATGGATCGCAAATCTGGCTGCCATTGTTCACCTATTATTCTCATACAGTTATGACACTTCGGCAGAGCCTCATTGGTTTCGTACTCTTCTTGTTTACCAGTCCCAAGCCAAAAGTTAGATCACAATCCGCATACTGAGTGTGCGTCATGAGATCTTTCAAGCGCATGCTTGACTGTGGGCTTCTTCATTTGTAAGTATCGCCATTCCATAATTTTCCTTAGTTAGTGGGAAGGCCCCGTGAGCCTAGTCGGTCAGTCGGACGCGGACAGGAGAACAACGGCCCCAAAACCCATCGGCATCTCAGCCATCACAGCTTTGGGGTAACTAATCCCACAACTGACAGAGCCTCCCCTGATAAAGACAGGGACTCCTTGAGCCTAGTCGGGTATTTGGAGCGAAGACTGTTACCTCGGTTCGATACTTCGCATCTAGGCTCTATGCCTCGGATGGTGAATCCACAAATACCAGAGTCCCTGTCGGCTTATTATTTACCTTTGTAAATGCAGTCCTTGCACTTATGATTGCGTCCTATTTTTATCCACCCACGTTCAGTAGCGCTATTCTCAGCCGCTTTAGTATCGTGGAAGCTATCCACACCGAAGTTTTTTAGTGATCTTGTGCAAGTATCACACCTAATCGAATATCTCGCGTAAATGCTCATCTTTAAACCCTAGGTGGCCAAGTCCAGCATCCGCCAGGAATTTCTCCATTAGCATCTGGCTCAGCGTAAGGAACATTGTTTTCTGGGAACATCATCTGCGTACCAATGGTAACAACTTGCAGATGAACATGCATTTCTGAATCTAGTGGCTGTGCTTCTCCACTCTCCACACTTGCCGCTATGAGTTCTTTTTGTGTACATGCAACCAATGCCATGCGCGTAGCTTTAAGTCCAAGCTTTCCACGATAGTGGACAATGCGTCCTAGCGTTGGCACCATCGGCTTCTCGTAAGTCATTAACTATTCTCCTGTCCGACTGCTCCACCCAATAATACCTAGTCCGCAGTAATACCATTGGCTGCGAATGCCATTACCACGTATTCGTAATCTTGAAACTTATCAAGAGACTCATCTTCTGTATCCCAATCTCCCTGCTGCATTTCATAAATTAGTATCGTTAGTAGTGCAATAGCATCTGCTGGATACATGCCATCAGTTTTTTCCACTTGCCTGATGACTTCTTCGCATACAGGATCGAAGATCTCGTTGCCTGAATTCCATCCCATCAGCGGAACCTCAATTCTACGTTCATACCATTAACGACTAGTGAGTGAATCTTATTGTTGTAAAGTATTCCTGATTCTAGTCTTATTATCATTTCCCATTCTACTCCGTGGAGATCTGCGTATTCCTTTTGTGAATACCCATCCATCATCCTTATCCTTGTTGTAAACAGTCCCAAAATTTTGTATATTAATTTATACATATTTCAGCTCCAGTATTTTGTTTGTATCACGTCGGAATGCTGGGCCATACCGCCATTGTCTAAATCCTATGAGATCCCGTTCGTACTGTTCAGCATTGTTATTGTCTTTGTAAGTCTGATCGATCTCAGCCTTGTCAATGTTTGGGTGACGATGCTCAATGATTACTTCAGGAACATGGGCAATTCTACCGGTTGCCTCTCCCAATTCCATGATGGCGGTGTCTACGTACATGTGTTGACATTTGGGTAGCATCATCCAACCCAATGCCTTAACGATTTCTGAGGATACCATCCAGGAAGTACACAGTCCTGAGCCATTCATTAGATCATCGCCGTATGCGAAGCCAGGACCGTCCATTTTCTTTATTGAGTCTCTTAACTTTTTATGCCAATCATAGGTCTGCACTACATGGTCATCGCCCATAGAAATCAGATATTCAGGAGGGAATTCTTTTTGCAATACGAGTCCAGCAAGTTTATTTGTCCACTCAGAAAGACTTACCCTTAGACCTGTATGATATTCATCCCATGTAGCTTTTTGTATATAGTCGTGCTTTTTGGGATCGTCGTCGTCTAAGCCTAATATTACTTCCACTGATCCTTCAGATATATTTAACGCAGAAAGTGCCATTTCGGAAAACCGTTCAGGTCTTCCACGAGACGGCGTTAGCACTGCAAAGTTCATCGATGTCCATTTCTATATTAGTGATGGAGACAGGGATCAGCTCATTACAATGCATCCAGCCAGCCAATGCACTAACCCCTATTCTTACCTAGCTGTCAGGCCACCAGTTTGTGTCCATTTCGATGGTACAGAGTGACGATCGCGGCGGGACCGCGACCGAAACTCTGCATCATCAGATCAAACAAAATTGTGGTACGAATCATAGACTGACATTTATTGCATGGTGACTCAAAAGGTGGCAACGACGCTGTCGTCATCTCCAATTAACTGCCACACTCTTGTCGTTGTTGGTTCATCATCTTGAACAAGATCTTCTCTAATGGTACCCTTTTGATCTTCGATCCATTTCTTGTCAAAGACGATTGCTTCTTCTATCGTCTTAACACCATTATCGTCGTAGAAACTATCCGCCTCGAAGTCAGGTTTATATTCGTAAACGTTCGTTTCTACTACTCGGATCTTCATTCTATCCTCCGTGTGATGGGCTGATTTCTATTGCATCATCCCTGGAGCACTGCCGGATTGTGTTCAGCTTTTGGAGTGCTGTTGTCACTAGAGCAATGTCAGCGCCGTTTTTTGTTGGTTTATCTCTGCCTAGCTCCACTCCAAGAGCAATCATTGCCTCTTCGATTTTGTCAAGCTCAGCACCGCTGAGCCTAGCAATCGTCATCTTTACTTCCTTAACTATTCTCATTTCCATTCGTTTACAGTTGGGTTACCGTCAATCTTCGGTGCATCTGCGCCCCACTTATGACCACTTCCCAAAGGACTATCCGAAGTACCGTCAATGGCAATGTGCGGAAGATATTCATCAGTGTGAACAGTCGCATCTCTGATGATCGACGCTAGAGTTGGCATACTAGTATTGTCCTGGACAGTGCCAGTCTCCTTGACAGACGATTCCGTAGAGTCCGTCGCAGATGGGGCAGGGCTTTCTTTTTGGGCTTTCTCCTGCTCCAATTGACTCTTCGCTTCCCGAAGAATGAGTGCCGCCATCAACAATGCAAGATTCTCTATATCCTTCTTAACAAAGCTGTTGTAAAGCATAAGCACTGCCTTAGAATCGGGCCTTCCTATGTTAGTGTAGACCTTTACATAGCCTATGACTTCGTCCAGTATTGAATAGAGGTTGTCCATCTCATTGTCATACACCTTTTTGAGACTTGCAACGAGTTCATCACGAAGTTCGTTGCTGATATCTGAATCGAACATGTTTTATTTCTCCAATTCGTGGATATTATCTATCATTTTTGATAGTCCCATTAGTACTCTGAGTAGATATTCTGCGAGTACTTTGTCTTTTACTCCAAGTAGGGAGTCGATGCCATTAGCATTTAATACAGCAGCTAGGTCACGTCGTAACTTAGTAAGTTGAGCTACTCTTTTGGGCTCTGTCTTTGGTAGCTTATTACCTTCAGGTGCTACAGCACCAGAATTCCTTTCAAGTCCGGCAGGCATTAGTGTTGTCTTCCGTGCTTGTACGCTCTTTTGGCATTGTAGGCCATCTTTTCTTTGATGGCTTTCTCAATATCAATTCCCCAGTAAGCGCAGGCGTCTAGACCTCTGATGAATATGTCTGCCATTTCTGATGGTATTCCTACAGGCTTGTCTTCGAAGGCTCCTTCGGCTCGGCGATCGTATGCGAACTCGTTGAGTCCAAAGCCGTCACGGTATGCTTCCACCGCCTCTACAATTTCAGTATTAATTAGCATCCATATTTCATAAGGATTACGATCCTTTTCGTAGAAGCCCTTATCTACACTATTTTGGTGAATTTCCTGTGCTAGTTCATTCAACACGTAGTGTCTCCACATCAAAATCAGAGTTGCCCATAATTACTAGGAGTGCTGTGATAATAACTGCCATTGCTTCCGGAGCTAGAGTTGATACGGATCTGGTGTATAGCTCGACGATTCCCTTATCAATGCCTTGCTCAAGGAATATTTCCCTTGCACCTGGAATTGCGTCCTTCACGAACGTAGAGAGGGCTGCCATAACATGAAGTTGCACGTATTGGTCAAACTCTGGCGATCCCATTGTTTCTGCACTAAGTTCGCGAGATGGCGAGCCTGATCCATGCGTTGGGCAACGTATACAAATACAGTCCATTACAATTCTCCTAACATCCGTTTAATTACGTTCCAGTTCATTTCAATTCCTAGATTTCGCTCTGTATCTATGGTACTCTCAGATATTACATCAATTACGTGTACCGCATTCTTCTGTCCAAGTCTATCTGCACGGTCAATCGCCTGATCATTTAGAGACTGTGCCCATTCACGATTAGTGATGACAACTGTTGATGACGCTGTTAGCGTGATACTCATGCCTCCGGCCTTGATACTTCCACAGAACACCTTAAGCTTACCAGCTTGAAATTCTTCTACAATCTTATCACGGTCGGCCTTAGAGGTAGCACCTATGTAAAGACCGTGTGGTATGCCAGCCTTTTCTAGTCTCTTTGCTAATAGTTGCATCATCTGTGAGAACTGTGAGAATACTATTATCTGCTCATCCGTGGAGTTGATAATTTCCATCACATCATCGAGCTTGTTGCTAGGCTCAGAAAGACGGACCCTGGTACGTGGTTCCATTGTATAGTAGTACCAACTGTCATCGTCTGCTTGGAAAACCTCAATACCTTGTTCTCTAAGCTCTGGCCTATCACGTTCCTTGACGTACACCTTAACTTTTACCTCGAAATGTTCAATCTCTGCGTAGGCAGAGGCGAACTGTTGCAACCTGGTAAGTTGCGCCAGCACCACGGATGCATTAATTGGTTGATCTTCGTGCTCTCCAACCCATGCAAGCATTTCTTTCTTCATTTGTTTGTATGCTTTAGTCTGCAATGGATGCATCTTAGCTTGGTGAACGCTAAAGTATTTGTCGGGTAGATCCTTAAGGACTGCCCTTTTCATTATTCTACTATAGAACCCAGCGATCTGAGCTTGTAACTCTTCTTCATTGTTAACTCCAATGACGGTCCTATAGCCATCATACTCAACCCATTTGATATACCTCTTGAAATAGCTCCAATAGCTTTTCCAGTATTTTGGGTACAGCCAATTGAGGATAGACCATAGGTCATCAGGCTTGTTGAATACCGGAGTGCCGGACAGACCAGTCTTATAGAACGCTGGAATCAGCTTGACTGCCTTACTCTGTGCAGATTTACGATCCTGCAATGCATGCACTTCGTCGCATACGACGTGAAACCAAGGGAAGCGAGCGACATCCTTCTCAAGCCTGATCGCAGGGTAGTGCATGATGAACACGTCATAACCAAGTCCAAGAGGATCCTTAAAGGAGCGCTCCATGACTTCCATAAATGGCTTGCGGTTCTTATTGTCAATCGCTACCACTCTAAGGCGTGGTGCCCAAGCAGCATAGTGCTTGACCCAAACATCAATAGCGCCTAGAGGACAAATAATTAAAGTCTTGGCAGGTTTATCAAATCGAGATCGCCTGACACCGTCTAGAGCTATAGCTGTGACCGTTTTTCCTAAGCCCATGTCGTGTGCAATAAGTACGCCGCGTTGTTCTTTTAGTTTCTCTACCGTTTCTCTTTGAAATGCAAATAGTTCCATGTGTCACCTCCTAAAGCTCGCAATCCACGCTGGCGAAACATACTCACCACGGAGGCGTCTGTTGATTCTGTTCGTTATTTCTTCTATCTGAATTCTTTTATTACGTTCATCAGATGTTTCGTAGGAGCGCACCATACATATTTGTTTTACATCGTCTATCGACATGTTATATTCTGCTGCTATTTTTTCAATCGCGCGCTGAGGCATGTACAGATGTGGTATTGTTGGCCCGTTCAATTTGATCCTGCTCCCAACAATGCTGACATGCCATTCCAGTCTTACGAGTCACCCTGTTAGTGGCAAGTTTTCCATGTACCTGTAATACTGTATCATTACAGAATACGCACGGCCGTCTTACTTCTCCCATGGGAGGATTGGCTCTATGCATTTTTCGCTCGTTGCTGTCGAACGTTATCATCAACTGATGCTCTAGCTCTGTTGATTCGTTCTCGCGTGGGCATTCCTTCTACCATTGGGTAGTTCTTTTCTCTATTCAATGTCGCTTCTGGAATAGTTCCATCAGGTCTGATCTGTACAATCCAAGTACGATCAACCTTTAGGCAACGTTGATTTACGCATTTGAAAAGATGTAAGGTGCCCTGCCAACGTTCTGGGGCTGGTCTAGTTCCATTGGCCAATCCAGGTTCGTTACAAGCAGGGCACCTTCTTGCTTCTTCTAAAGTAGAGTCGGACATCTTATTCTCCACCAAGGTTATTTTCAATTTGTTCTAGGAATTCTTCTGTCCACAAACATTCTGGACAGTCAACAGCTACTTCGTCACTCACCCAGTTATGGTTGGACATATCCTTTCCACATAAGGATTCATCAGGATCATCTATCCACACCCAATGACAGAAGTTACTTTTTAACTCCTGTCTATCTTCCTCAGATTTCATTAACGTCAAAACCATGCTTCTGCCACTTCTCATAGAGAGTTTGTCTAGACATACCTACCAGCCTAGACAGTGTAGCTGTTGACAATATGGGTCGGCATCTCCAAAGAAAAGCGAACATTCTTCCTTCATACTCATCTAATTCTTCGCGATGTCCTTCTTTCAGTTTTTTCTTACCTTCGACCCAAGTCTCAATGGTCGTCTTTAGGCGTTGGTCATTCTCATCGATGTCCGTGAAAAGCTCATCGTCAGCGACCGTTTTCATGTGATTCCACTATCTTCTTAATGTCAGGGCGAGAGAATCGGTGGTGACCCCCTGGAGTCACGAAAGTTTTCACCTCATCCAACTTACCCTCTGTCTGCCAACGCTTCACGGTCTTTGGATCGACGCGGAAGAATTCAGAAACTTCCCTAGTGGTCATCCAGTCCTCTGGATTATATTCATCCTTAAGACTGGGTCTTGTTGGTAGTAGAATCTCTTTCCTTAGTGCTACCTCTTCAGGCTGTAGATCAGCAGGAAAAAGATCATCTGTATCTATTTGACCCATTACTTTTCCTTTCTCACTTGAATGAGAGTGATGATGGTTATTCGCGTCTCAAGCCTACAGGTAAACGGACTAAACCTTACAAGCGAGCCGAAGAACAGAAAAGCTCACCGAAACATTCCTGCATTGTATTAGGAGTACAATTGTTCCCACCATCAACTCGTCCTTATATTCGGAATCGAACCGAAGTCATTGAGCTTCACACCAGTGATATAAGGAAGGTGCAGCAACCTGTCCCGGCCGCTGCACCCAACAATACCTCGCCCTTGACAGACGTGTCAACGGTCGCTTGATCACAGATCTACAACCTTGACGATCACGACTTCACCTTCGGTGTCCTCGAGAATCATCGCACCACTTTTGGTATTTGCCAATAACTCAAACATTTTCCTGTTGGTTCTGGGAAGTGCCACGATTTCTTGTTTCTTGTTAGGAACGTAACGCCACGAATGTCCACGTTCCTCAACTTCGATAGGATATCCAGTTTTGATAAGTTCACTGATGGCATTGAGAAGGCCGCTCACTGTACATGCTCTTCCCAAGTCACGTTCAATGTACTCCATGAAGTCCTTTCTCCATAGAGTCACACCAGGATTGCGTTCGAAGAATTCTCTAATCCTTGGCCTAACAGATGCGTGTCCCATCTTCATTCCATTCTATTATTTCGTATTCCCAATCGGAGGCGAAGTCGTTACTTGGAGGAATGTATACTGGTTTTGGTTTCTTAGGTTCTGGACTAAATATTTTTACTATTATAATAATTAAGCCCACAAATAGCCACACTGGAATCATCAGTCCGCAGGTGATCAATGTGGATATGACAACTACAGCTGTGGCAGCGGCATTGTTATTCTGCTCTACTGCGACCATAGCATATCCTTAAATTAATTTTCGTTCACTACTTCTTCGTCTGCACCAATCTCCTCAATGCCTTCGCCATCAGATTCCTCCCAGTCGGCATCAGCATCAACAGACCAGGAGTCACTTCCCCATCCAGTACAAATGGCACAAATCTCGGGTGCATTATCAAGTGCCTTTTCATACGCTTGGTCTTCATTGTCTGCTTCGACGTTCACATAAGCAGTAATAGTCTTTACCATTGGTACTTTGAACTTTGGCATCCGTTTTTCTCCTTAGTTTGAGGAAGGCATGACTCGGGCGTATGCGAGCCGGATATGGCTTCCTTGCCATGCCTTCCTAAAATAGGCAGCCCCACGAGTACAGCATGCAGACTGGAAACTCGTTGCCTATTCGTCGGGACCTGAGGATTCGAACCTCGCGCATACCGGTCGGGAACCGCTTAGATTATCCTGCTTGTACTTCGCACTTATCTATCATTCACAGACCCGATGATCCCGTGGTTATTTTCGTGAAACAGAGTGATCAGTGGCCGCTCATGCACCCAGTCCACGTTGCAGAATCTCTCTGCACTCTACTCTCTGTTTCACTTATCGGCCCACTATATGACCGAAGCTAATTACTCCTCAGTTGGAGCCGCAGCGTCGTCCATAACCTGAGGCTCCGGCATTTCGCTAGGAACCACAGCCTCAGTTGGAACTTCCTCGTTCTCAACTGGAGAATTGTCCTGCATTGTGTACTCCTTCTTATTACTCGAACGGCACTCACCGTTCGAATACTAACTTTCTTTCTCCCATACGCATTCGCCGGTGAATTCTACTCCTACATCTGATGCCTTTATGGTGACTCTACCCCTGGCACCTTGAATGAGCAATCCTTGAGCAATGACGCTACTCTTTTCATTCAGAAAATTCTTTAGTCTTCCCCAATAGCAACCAGGAGTGTTATTAGGAACAATTGTCGTATATGTTCCAGGTTCAATCTCCAAGCCAACTTTCCATACACCATCGCTAAGACGCTTTGGATCGTGTGTTGGTTGAACAGCAATTACTATAGGAAAATCAGATTGCGTAGGTTGTGCATCAGAATTAGTTTTAGTACCACACGCCACCAACACAAAGAAGGCAGCAAACACAGATAACGTTGCTATTGCTTTAGTCATAATTCCCTCTTATTTTATTATCAATCCATACGTGCGCAAGACGGGAATCGAACCCATCTCTGTCTGCTAGCTTAGCCAGATTCTATGCTTCGACGTCGAAGATCTAGCAAGTTTGCTGGCAGCCTATGACACTAGTGACAGTGGTAGGAATTTCACCTACGAACCAACATGCGCAAGTGTGGGAGTTTCGGCTAGCTGACCAAAGTAAACCAGAACTCCCACTTCCCAGGCGACCCTTCTCAAGATGCCAGGAGCTATTTAGAAATGAAGTGTTCAAGGAAATCAAGTTCCTGACATGCCATCCCTGACGACTCCATGCCGTCCGTAATTCTCTTACGTCTCTATTCTTCATTTCGTTCGTCGCGATAAGACTTCAACAAAACGCGACTAGTGGGAACCAAGGTCTTGAGCCTTGTGGCAGCCGAAGTGTAGGCCGAAGCAACACTCTACTGACATTCCCCAAGTCTATTCTTCATTCCAATGTCTTACGAGTTTTACAGTCCAAGGCCAGAAAATGAACGGCAATCCGTCAATGGCATCCAATATATCTGCACGCTCATCGGCAGTGGCACCACGTAGTAGTAAGACAATACCTAATAGCTGAACTATTACATCGCCAATTAGAAATCCTATAATCATTGCCAACCTGTCCATTTTCACCACCTTAAGTGGCAGTTGTTTTGTCGTCATCGACAACTGCCAAACGATGAACTGGACCTCGTTAGGAGCGAGGCTCACGACATATTAAAGATTTCCCTTACTGAATTCCGTGATCAGCTTAGGCAAATTACTGTCTGCACCAACCACATCCAACATGCCAGCGTCACTAGGATCTGCGATAGTGAAATCGTTAGCAGCTACACCAACGACAATCAACTTCGCATTGATCCCCGTTGCCTGACGGTACTTCTGCAAAGCCATGTGCGGGTGCACAGAACCTCGATAAGTTTCATTGTCAGTCATGACAATGAACGTGTCGTACTCGTACTTGTTTTGCATTGCCCAAGTCATTGGCAAAGCA